CGCTAACGTAGGTCAGTTTATTTTTGCGTTTATAATGGGAATATTCTTTGCGCATATCGACGTTAAGCATAATTCAATTATTCCTTCAATAATAGTCCATTCTTTTGCTAACACCTATTCGACGGTGGTATCCTATTCAGGTGTGCTTGAAAATCAGCTTGCGCTTGCTTTGACCAGTCTCGCCACTCTGGCTCTTTCAATCGCCGGATTTGCGCTATTTATCAAATTCTATAAAAATAACCGCCTGCCGTTTACAATGCCTCACCAGAAGCTCAGAAACGGCACAGCGGTATCCTCAGTAATGCTGATTATCCCCGTAGTTATCTATACATTTTTCACTATATATAATTCCTTTCCAAAGCTTGCCGAATATCTACAGATCTAAGAATCATTGATCTCCGAAAAATCCGTCGTTATATGTTCCCAGAACGGTTATGGGC